TGTTTGCCATAGTTTTAAATCCTTATTTGTTCTTATTTTATTAAAATTAAGCAGCTGTGTCAACATTTTTCCAAGTGGGTGCTGTGCCTGTATCAACTTGGTTCCAGATAATAGCATTAAGCGATCCTGCAGCCGCTGTCAAGCTATTTCCTGTTAATGTTATATTCGCATTCCCGTCAATGTCAAGGGTTCCTAAGTTAATTGTTGCATTAATTCCGGTAGGTGTAGCAATGGTATTTGGTATAGGAAGAACACTATTTAATGACACAGTTAAAGGGTTTCCAGAAACACCTACAGAAACAGAATCTGAGAAACCGCCCCAGTCTAAAGCACCCCACGTAGATCTACCCCAACCAGTATTTACCTCTGCCTCTGTTCCTACATTTGCTAATGTAGCATTTAGTCCAAATCCTGTTGGAATGATTAATTCATTATTATCATCATTCCATAGTCCGTCTCCCCAACCTAATCTACCCCAACCAGTATTTACCTCTGCTGCAATTGAAACAGATCCTAGAGTTGCTGACATAGATACTCCGGTTGGTATTAAAGTTCCTGGAATACCCCAACCTAATTCACCCCAATTAGTTCTTCCCCAACCAGTGTTTACTTCTGTAGTTAATGAAACTGATCCTAAACTTGCTGATAAATTAAATCCTGTTGGTTGAGCTGATTCATTAGGAGTTCCCCACTCTTGATAACCCCATTCTCTTCTACCCCAACCAAGATTAATTTCTCCACTAATTGATACACTTCCTACATTTGCTGTTACTTGTTGACCAGTTACATCTACATTTTGTACAGCAGTGTTTTCATTCCATGGTTCATCTCCCCAATTCTCTCTTCCCCAACCAGTATTTACTTCAGTAGTGGCTGTCACTGATCCTAAAGATGCAGATATAGGTAATCCTGTTAATAAAGTTGTTCCTGCTTGTCCCCACGCTGATTCGTTCCAAGCTAATCTTCCCCAACCTTCATTTACTATAGCCGTAACACTTACGCTTCCTAAATTTGCAGATAAAGAAATCCCTGTTGGAATTGGTGTGTCATTAGAATCATTACCCCATAAACCTTGATTCCAAGTTCTATTACCCCAACCTTGTTCTACTGTGGCAGTGATAGTAGGTGTTCCTAAACTAAATGTTGTTCCAATTCCGGTTAAAGTCGCTCCACTATTTGCTTGATCTTGCCAAGCACCTTGTGACCAATTTAAAGCTCCCCATGCATTTTGAACAAGGTCTATAGGACCACCCATTCCAATTCCATGAACATAACAATAATAAAAAAAGTCAACATTGTTAGCCGGAGTAATTTCTACGTATCTTGTTGTAGCTGCATTAAATAAAGAAGTATTGCTGTAAGATCCTACATCTGAAGCTCCGTCTAAATAATAACTTACTCCAGTATTTATTCTATAAGAGTTTGGTGAGGATGCATCAGTGGTAAATAATAATGGATGGTTATTGTTTGAAGAATCACTTTGTTCGAATCTTAGAGTAGCTCCTTGAATCCAATCAATTTCACCAGGTCCTGTTGCATTTCTAACTCCGTCTAAATAAAAAACATTACCTGTGCCACCACCATACAAATTTCCACTTGCGACAGTGACTGTATATGTTTTGTCGGCCATAGGAGGCTACCTCCTAATTAACCTGATATCCTTAAGATACTGGCAGTTGATGTATTTGCTGGGAATTGAATTGTGAACGTTCCAGATGTTGCTGTTTTATCTGATCCAAAATCTAAAACACAAACCGCAGCGTTTGACTGTGATGTGTTATAAATTAAAGCACCTCTTGCATTAATTGTTGCAGAGGTAAAAGATAAATTTGCAAACGTTGTTCTTGCAACACCAGCTGAAATAGAAGTTCCAGAGTTTACTAAAGCTCCACCTCCCGCTGAGTAAGATCCTGAGTTACTTACTTCGTTTGTTGTTGTGTAAACAGTTGTTGCTGAATTTAAAGTTGCTGAGCTAGAATAAAGAGCTAGTTTGAAACTATTTCCACCAGATCCTGATGTTAAAAAATTTTGTTTTGCTTCTAATAGTTGTTGCTTAAAACTATTTGCTATCGCTTGTGTAATTGCCATTTTAACTCCTTATTGTTTTCCTATACGAGGAACACCAGCTTGATATTCATCTCGTCTTCGTCTTCCCATTGCTTCAATTGAGAAGGCCTCTACAGCTTGTTTATACCTATTTTCGTATAGTGTCAACTGATCTTGTGGGCCTTTTAAAAATCCGTAAGCCTCGACTAGGCATGCATATAAAAGTCCGTTGGGAAAGTTCGTACCTAAATATGAGGTACTATTTGTAGCGGATAATCCAGTGGGTTTCAAGATATAATTTATCTGAATTTCATAAGTTTTATCTGGGACAGGAGCAAATACAATATTGTTTGCATCCCACCAGCCATAGTATTTTGGCTCTCCAGTAGCGTCTGTGGGGTTATATTCGCTCATAAAATTAGGATCTCTAAACTGTAAAAAACCTCTGTCTTCAGTACCACTTGGTGGTTTTACAATTTGAGCTGATCTAATAATTAAAGTATTTTCAGGAACTAAAATATATCTTTGATCTACAACTAAGTTAGCTGTAGCATAGAATCTGTTATTGTCAGAATCAACATCTCTTAAAATTCTAAATTCAGCATCTTCAATAAAACCTTGAATGATAGTATCGGTAAACACTGTTGAACTAACTTCTGTGTAATCTCTAATTTTTTGTTTTAATTCTAAATATGTCATGCTCTATCGTTTAAAGGACTTACAATACTTTGAAATCCTCCTCCTGTTTCTGTTGATGTTGCAGCTGAATTAACTGTAAAACTATAGCTATTTTTTACAGTAACTTGTGATGGTTGTCCAGCTTGGTTAACCGTTGTTTCGATCATTGTTATTGGATAAGACCCAAAAACAACAGCTCCAGAGCTGTGAGCTCCAGCTATAGTAGAATTTAATGTTACCCCTCTAAAAGGTGCTTTAGATGCTCTTATTAAACCACTCAATACATTTCCTGATTTTGAGGTATATTGAATAACTTCATTTTGAAATTGTCCTACAGTTATATTTTCATTTGGTGCTGGTAATACACCAGATTCAATAACTTTTTGAATCATTAAATACCCTGAATTTGGATAATAAGTTGCATCAGTTAAAGTTAAAGATCCAACTTCAGTGGCTGTTAAATTAACAGCTAAAGTAGTTTTTAAAGTAAACGCGGCTACTGGAACACCACCAATAGGTCTTGGTATTCCTGTAAATCTAACTTGGTCATTATTTACTAATCCACTAAAAGGTTGACTAACTGTTATTGTTGTTGTGCCATTAGTTGAAAAAGGATTCTCTGGCAAGATATCTGTTGTAGGTGGCTCTTGTCTTGCTGGTCTTGGATGCTGTAAACCTTGAGGATCAGCTGTAAAAGGTGTTGGTTCTAATTGAGGTTGTTTAGGTTCAAACTCAGATGTGTGAACTCTTGCACCATTCCACTCTCTAACCATTTCGCTGTATGGAAATTGTAATCCAGATCTGTCCGAAATAAATTTTGCGTATTTTCCTCTTGCCGTGTTTCCCATAATTATGCTGTAGGGTAGTAGCTTTTAGGAGATATAAACGTACTTGATGGAGATCCGTCTTCTGCTAAAGCTCTAGCCAATTCATCCTCGTATATTAGTTTTAAAGCTTGTGTTTCATCTTTTTTATATTTCATAGATAAATAATAAGTTAATCCTGCAACCATACAAGGTACAAATCTATATGGAACATTAGTTGCATTGGTATAAACACCTGCATCTTGAATTCTTTTTTCAAAATTAAAGTTAATGACTTGATTATTTTCTGAAGATCCAGGCGTTAAATATAATTGAATAGTTACTCTGTCTATAAATCTTTGAACAAAATATTGTGATGGCTGACCTGTAGCTGATTTATTAGATAAAGCTTGATAAGCTGATCTATTTATTTTTGATAAAGGTGAATCAACATTAGAGCTGTTTCTAAAAGAGGCTTCTAAAATATCAGAAGCACCATTTACAAAATTTGTAATTGCGTCACCGCTAGAGTGAGTAGCTGCGGTTGTTCCATTAACTCCTCTTGTTACTCCAGTTAATTCTAAACTATTAAATCCTGTGTAGCTTATATTTTCAGAACCTACATTGATTGTTCCTTCTGTAGGCATTCTGTCTTTTGAAGCGATTGTAATTCCAGTGGTTTGAGTAGTTGTAGTTATGGCTGCTGTTAAAGTTGAAGTAACTCCGTTAGAATTTCCGTCACCTGTAGAACGATAAATGGCGTATTCGTTTTGACCGTTAACTAAAGTAATATTTGTATTTCCTACTTCCCAATAATGAAGTCCTCTATTACCCCATTCTTGAAACATTATGTTTAAAGATCTTCTTGCGGTTTTTAAATTGTAACCGCTCATATCAAACAGCCCAAGTCTGTTGTAACACTCTTCGACTATCTCATCGATATAAAAAGTTTTTTCAAACGTTGTAGTTCCAGAAGTCGTGTTGGCCATTAGTCAGCCTCCTAATCTTGGTTTCCGCCGCTATGAAAAACAGTAATAGACGTAACT